ACAAACTTAACAATAAAGTTTTCATATCTATTATCACAAACTGGAAGGTTCATAGAACTTGAGTTCCAGGTGCCAGAACAAAGCACAGATCCTGGGGTAGCAACATTACCCTGTCTAACAAGATTATAAACAGTATATGCCAAACCTGATCCTCCAGCAGCCTGCATATTAGACTGTGTGGTTTGAAGATTAAGGTTGGCTATTGCCAATGCTTCCTGAGCATTGTTTCTGTTTGTTAATGCAGTTGAAACTATTGGGGTTTGATCATCTACCGCTTTTTGCGCTGCATTTAATAATGATATTTTATTATTCAAATTAGATAGGGATGTTGATTCTGCATCTACTGCATCTACATAGTCTTCTTCTGCTGATATTTTATTATCCCTGGAAATCACGGCAGCGTCATATTTATCTTGGGCTTCTTCTATGAGAGGAACAAACTCAGAAATATCATTAAGGTCTGAAACTTGTTCGTTTAGGGCTTCTATCCTTTGTGCGCCTATTGCTATAGGATCGTCAGAATTAGCCCCTGTTGGTGCTATAAATAGCCATCCAAAAGCAAGAATAAAAACTGTAAATGTACGCAAGAGTTTTTTCAAGTGGGGACTCTCCTCTTGCTTATTATATCAAATTATTCAATTAAACATATGAAGATAACAAAAAAGGGAGCCAAGTTAATGGCTCCCTCAGTTGTTGGATTAATTACTTAACTAAAGTAACCTTTGCCTTTGGATTCTTCTTGTTCCACTGAATAGCCAACTTGTTGAATGCGGCCTTCATAGACTTGATTGCTGCTGCATTATCTGCAGTCAACTTAGCAATAGTTGCATCATATGCAACCTTTACATCAGCAAGTGCCTTATCTGAAGCAGCCTTTGCATCAGCAAGAGCCTTTACAGAAGCGTCCTTCTCTGCTGCAAGAGCAGCATCTGAAGCAGCCTTAGCAGCAACTGCATCTGCAGCAGCCTTTAGAACTGCAGCATCTGCAACAGCCTTAGCAGCAAGTGCTGCATCCTTTGCAGCAACCTGAGCAGCAAGTTCTGATACTAGATCACGAACTGCAATTTCTGCAAATGGTGCAAGTGTTGGAGCGGTCAAGCCTACTACTGCTGCTGCAACTGCATCTCCTGCAGTTGTTGGAGCAAATGTAATAAGTGATCGTGTTCCTGTTGTTGGAAGAGTTGCCTTAAAGGTTGCTGTTCCAAAGTCTGTTAGTGTAGCACCAGTTGCTACTGTTGCTGTATCCATTACTGCTGTTGCAGCAAATACTGTTGCAGTAATTGACTTACCAGATACCTTGTTTCCAAATGCATCTGTTGCAGTTACAACAATGTCTTGCTTTGTGCCAGCAGCCCCTGAAGCAGGAGCAGAAACTGTTAGGTTGTTAATTAAACCAGCAGTACCCTGTACATAATATGTAAGTGTTACTGGACCATTTGTGATTACAACTGTTCCGATTGCTGTTGTCTTTGTGTAGACATAAAATGTTGCTGTTGTTCCAGTACCTGTTGCAATTGTCAAAGATGATGATCCTGACGATGCCCCTACTGGTGCAGTGTCTTCATGTAGTTTAGATACGATTGTTGCGTTAGTTGCTGTTGCAGTTACGTTTGTTCCAGCAACAACTGTTGCTACCAACTGAACCACGTCAGCATCGTTAATCTTGTTATCTGCAGGCACTGGACGTGCAATTGCAGTAGTTAGTGCTGTTCCAGCAGTTGCTGGTGCAGCGAATGCCGTACCGTTCCATGTTGTTGCTACAACTGACATGGTGTTAGCACTTGCAGGTGTTGCTACCATTGTGCCCAATGTCATGGCTGCAACCACGGCAAGAGCGATTTTCTTAAATGAATTCATTTTTCTCCTTGTTTGATTAAATTAATTTGTATTCATCTAGGAAATCCTTGATATCTTCAGGAATCTCCCTAGTCTCTAATTCTACCATATCCCTTTGCTTTTGTGCAAGTCGGGATGCAGTAGACCAGGTATGAATCTCAATTTCTAGATTGGAATCCTTACTGGTATGGGATATTGCTCCAAATACCGCCCCACAAACGGCATCTGCCAAGTCCTTAGATTTCTTGCGTGGATGGTCTACTCTATTATTTTTCATAATCTTGAGTTCGCTCATCTCTTCAAGCAACAAAGGAATCATTGGCATAGCAACTCTTTCTTCGTATATCATCATTGCTAAATCTTCATAGTGTTTTTTAGCAACAGAAACAGTATCAGTTCTTATTCCAACAGCCTTTAGTTCATTTTGAATATCAAAGGACTGCCAGCGGTCAAACGATACCATTCCAATATTAAAGCCTTCTCTGCGTAGATTTTGAATCCACAGTTTAACCTCAGATAAATTAACAGGGCCTTCTACCTTTGGCTCCCACCAAGCAACGGCATCAACAATAACAACTGGTGCTACCTGCTGGTAATCTTTAATAACCTGAATACTAACCCACTTATCAACATGTGCAATTGCTACTGCACACTTGTCATGTTTTTGTGCAAGGTCAGCATGAACATAATAAGTTTTTTCTGGATCTGGCTTAAAGCCTGGATCAAATCTTCTATGACTGTCCACAGGATTTCTTAAGGTCATACATCTTTCTAGTTTATCTTTTTGCTTAAAGAAAGCATCAGATGAATATGTTGGGGTGCAAAGGAAGCGCATCATTGCATCTCCCATATCTTTAAAGAAAGACATTTTAAAATCTTCAATACTTCTAGTAGGGTTTACTTCCCATGTAGGTCTCTTTAATGCATATACCTTTGGTATTTTATATGAAACAATATGGTCTTCTTCCCATACAATTTCAAGTTGATTACTTGAATCATCATGTGGTAAATCGGGGTTGATTATATAGGTGTGTCTACGTTCTATTACATCTTTATCCATGATCACATCGTCATACCGCTTTGAAATAAAGTCACCCTGATATCTTGGGAAAGAAAGTAAAACAACCTTGCCTAGGTCTGGGAAACGAGAATCTACTGTACCGCTAAAGGCTTTGTAGATATTTTCAGCAGTCTTTCCTTGATCATTTCCAGTACCTACTTCAGATGCAAACCCAGAAATTTCATCAAGGACTGCCATGAGCAAGTTCAAACCTTCATGTGACTCACGCTCTGAGTGTCCAGAATAAACAGTAATTGATTTATCAAACTCAACGCTGTCTGCTTTTGGATTATACTTGCCTGCAAACCATGGAGATCTTTCAATCTTACTTTTAAAACCTTTGAAGAAAACGTTCTTGGCCTGTTGAGCGTTTACTGCAACGTTAATAATATCTATAGCGTCTCCGCTTGGCTTTCCAAAATATCTGGCAGGGTCTTTAAGGCAAAGTAACTTATAAACAACATAAGCACAAGCAACAGTGGAAACAAAATCTTTGCCACTACCTTTACCCAACTGTAAAATGATTTCGTTCTTAGTATATTTTGCATAATATTTGCTACCTTCTACTGATCCCATTAACTCTTCTAAGTCTTCTTTTTTATAAATCTGACTCATAGCCTCAACAATGTCGTATTGAATATCAGATAATGGTGGCTGCCCAAGAAAATCTGGAGACTCAACAAATGTTTTTGCATCTACTGGAATCTCGTCAAAGTTGTTTTCCTTAAGTACTTCTAAGAAATCATTGAACATCGTGGACAACTGTTATTACCTCTCCCTCTTTTGCAATAGAGGAAAGTCTTTGCATAATAATATCACGTACTTCTGGATGAGATGAAGCAATATCTCTTAGAATTGCAACAAGAACTTCTTGTCTTTTTTCAATCGCAACCATTTCTTCTGCAAGTTCTTTGTTCTCAAGAAGCCCAGCCTTTTGAAGCATATCAATGCGCTTTGACTCAATATCCATAACTAGTTTAATTGCTGCAGTTTTTGCACCAAGATTATTAGTCATTGACGCTTCATCAATAACTTCATATGACTTTGATATAAGTTTTGTATAGTGTGTGTCTGCTCCTACAAGTGCTTCTTTAGCACGAGCACGAATTGCTGAGTTGTCTGAGGCCATAGCCTTCCACTCATTGATAAGCGTGACGACACGAGTGCGTGGAATATCCAATTCTTTTGAGATAACTGTTGGGTCATTACCCTTAAGGTATTCAGAAACTACTGTATTTACCTGATCAAGGTGCTTAACTAGGTCTTCTTCAGTTGACATTATACTTACCCTCTAGTCTATTAATTTCATCCTTGATATAAAAGATTGCTTTTTCTAAATCTTGAATAGTCTTTGACTCATCTTTAAGTCCTGCTCTCCACAAATACTTAAAGGCATTACCAATATTAAAATTACGATGACGAGTAATTTGTATGCACTCTACGCCAGAAGGATCTGAGACATAGTGAGACGGATGATTGACTTGATCAACCGTAATATGTAAATTATCGCTCATCGCTTACTCTTCCTTAATCCAAATTTTGCAAGGTAGACATACACTGTTTCCACTGTACAGCCACACTCCTTTGCAATTTCCTCTGGAGTCTTTTTATCTAATACGTAGCGCTTACGCATGTAGACTTCTGATGTATATAGTTTACCAGCCATAGTGTTATTTGTCAACCCCTAAAGCCTTATCCCAGTTATGAATAGCCCAATGCCCAATGCCTGCAGCATCAGCAACATCATAATCTTCTATATTCTTATCATAAATAATGTCAAGTAATTTAGTTGTTCTTTTCTTTCTAAAGTCACGTTCGTATGCTTTATACCAAGATAAAGACTTTCCAGGATTTATTACTCTTACCTGTAGTTGTTCTTCTTTAGATAGTTTCTTATTACCTAGATAGTTTTGCCATGTTATTGGAGATACCTTGCCTACCGTTTTGATACCGCACATAGCCGCTGCACCTAGCAGTGCACCCTGCACAAGGGCAAGATCTGCTGCAGTCTTAGGGCTGTTCATAAAAACGGTATGCTCAATAACAATAGCATCTACCTCAATGAACTCACTAAAGAATG